TGTATGGATAGTATACAAATGACACTATCTCAGCGTCTTGCTCCAAGTTCCCCGATTCCGCTAAATCTGATAACCTTGGAACCGCATCAATCCTATGTTCTATATTCCTGTTCAACTGTGAAACTAAAATAATACATATTTCTTCTCCTTTCGCCAACCATTTATATTGTTTTGTAGTGTCACCAATCTTATGTCTTAAATCCCTTCTATCATTAAACGGATACTCTATTAGACCTACATGATCATCTATCACTACATCGGGCTGAACCCTACGTATTTCGTGAAACGTATCGGGTATGTTTCTAATATTATCATACATAAATAACTTGTCTTGATAGTTTTCTGCTATGTAATCCATAGCTTTATTAACACTACTTCTATCATTAACAACCCCATGCCTAAGCCCGCGATAAGATATATCATCAGATTCCATAGCTATAAACTTTTTCATCATTTCAGTATTCGGCATTTCCCTGTTAAACATCATCACTTTTAAACCCTTATTCACGAGACTTCTTGCTATATTCGCTGCTACTGTAGTCTTCCCATGTGATGGTCTACCTGCTATAATTGTTATCTCTCCCCGCGTCATCCCTTGCACAACACCATCGAGTTTATTGATTCCTGTGTTAATAATCCCCTTTCGGTTGAATATAGATTCATGTGTTTCTTCAAGTGCTGTCTCTAAATTGAACCCTTCCGAGGGTTTCAAACTTATCAAATTTCCGACCAAGTTGTGAAAGTCGTTTAAGGTAGCGTCTATATCCCTAGTATTATCTTCGGTTAGCCTACTTATTTCTGCGGAATAATCTGTTAATCTCCGCCGAATCCAATGGTCATGTAACATCTTTGCGTATTCTTCCGCTCGGGATGGCGTTACTTCCCCAGTAGCTATTGACACTATTTCATAGTTAAGATTGTTATAAACTTGCCCTTTTTGAGGGAAGTTATGGGCAACGGAGATGGCGTCAATTGTTTCCCCATCTTCATCTAACCTAACCATCGTTTCCCATATCTTCTTATGGAAATCAAAATAGAATACGTCAGGTTCATCTATCCATCTTCTGACTAAATCCATATTTTGAGGTTTCATTAATAAAGCCCCCAATAGGGCTTTTTCTGTTGATTCGCTATGCAAGTGTATTACCCTGCCTTTCTAATCCTTCGTTGTAGTGTTTTGGATATGGCTTTTCCTCTAACAAGCACTTGGGCTTCCATCGCTTGTCTATAAACTTTATGTACCTAAACTGTCTTAAATTCATTCTTATAGCATTAACCTTATTCTCTTGCAACTCTTTAGTTCTGCCGGAATATCTTTTTGTACCGGGCTTAACTGTCATTTGTATATTATGGAATACTTCATTATCATATTCCCAGAATACGCTCTTGTGTTCCCCATAGAACGAGAATGAGCAAGCTTGATATACTATTCCTAAACCACCGCATCTTTCATCCGCAAAAGACTGTATCCACCTAACTTTAGGGAATTTCTTTTTTATATATTTTATACTATAGCTAATGGCCATGCTCTCGCTGTTTCTAACGGCCATATCATGTAGCCACATTCTATTTAATTCTAAATACTGATCTAATTCCGTGCCCTCCACTACACTTCCGCATGACGCGGGGTTCATGGCATATCCATACTGCAAAACACCGATAAACTTTTCATCGATAAAAACTCCTAAATGTATATATGTAGCATTGTATATTTTGCCAGAATAATGATTTTTTATTATTGTTTTGTTTGCCAATCCCCTATCTATTTCTTTTATGTAAAAGTTATCTTTCCCGAACCCAATTACCTCTTTTTCGCCGAACAGTGCTTGTTGGTCACTATATATATACCCTTTTTCTATTTTATCCAAAACTAATCGACTTTAGGTGGCAGTCTGTCAAGCCTAATCCTTTCTTGTTCCTGCCTAGCTCCATAAGTGGAACTCTCGTTAATAATCATAGCCCTTAGATACCTTAAATCTTTTCGTTCTAAGTACATTTTCTTTTCCAAGAACACTCTGGACATCTTTCTAACTACGATATCTTGGACAACTTCAATCTCTGATAAAAAAGAAAATATGTGCAAAAGATCAACTTTTTCTTTTGCAACTTCACTTATCTTAGATACAACCAAGTCTATAACATCTAAAGTCTTTGACTCCCTTTTTAGCCTACGGACTTCTATGCTTTTAGTATAGTCATGGCCAGAAATTGTATGCCCACATGTGGGGCATTTTGTACTCTTGCCTTTTACCCTAGGCATCGCAATTACTACACACCTTTTCTTCCATTCTCATGTTGTGCCATACGCTTTTTGGGAGTACATCCACTACCTTAGAATCATATTCACCACTCATCCAAGCAACTTTACATTTTGGGCATCTATAGGGCATTATCCCAGTTTTCATATTTCGCATCCCATTAGCAATATTCAATCTCTTGTCACTATCTACGTCAAACCATTCTTCACTGAAATAGTAAATCAGACTTTCCATATATGCATATTCTCTTATCCTGTAATAATCATTGTCTTCTTCTATTCTTCTTGACGATTTTGGGGCTAAGTCTGCGCTCGGAGACGCTTTACCATCTCTAACCATTTGTCGTATGGTTGAATTACGTAAGCCTCCCCATAATTTTCCCTTATCAACTGTATGTCCACCATTTGTTCTGGTAATATCCATTTTGCTATTCTCTTTCTTATTTTACATTGTACTTTATAATCATCCACTACTAGGTCGACCTCAGGCTCCATGCCTAACGACCTGCCATCTGAACCCCAAGCTCTCTTCGCTTCAAGCCCATATTCTTTGGCTATTTTAACACAATCTCTTTCAAACTTTGAACCTTTATTTTTAGATGGGCTACCCATTAGTTGTTTGTCCGTGTTCCATTTCACGCTCCTTTTGTATTTCCATTCTTTCCAAATCATCACGCGATTCTTCCCAAAGCTCTTCAGAGCACGAACCACATATTAATTCATCAAACCATCTATTAAATTCCTTCTCGCATCTTACACATATTCCGATGTTGGGCATATTTCCTCCATTTGTTCTTTTTCTATCCATTTTTTACCACTATTATCTAACGAATCATAATGAACCTTACACCGATCACACAGTCTATAGTAAGATGTTATAGAAAGAACATCCGTATAGACTGAAGTTTTCTTTTTACATAGACTGCACTTGGTTCCCAAAACGATTTTCTTTACCATCTTCCTTCTCCTTGTCTATCTTTTTATCAATGTATTTAGAGAACTTCTTTATATCCTTTTTCATTTCAATATAGTTTTCTACAAGAAATGACAATCTTTCAAGGTGTTCTCTATGGTTTCTTACTACGGCATCCAACATAGTTATTTCTTTTTCATATGCTTCCATCGTAGCTACTAACTCTTTGTAAGTCTTCTTGTTCTTCTTCATTTTACTCATTTATTATCCTTAATATTTTGAGGGGGTGCAAGAAAAGCAACCACCCCCTCGCTACCACTAACCGCAGGAACTTAAAAGTTCTGCCAAACCAAATCGTATTTTTATCAACCGATAGAAACACATACCAATCAAGCAACCCTTTCATTTTTAGAGTTATTAATTGATGCCCTTGCGGATTGGTAATTCTTATATTTCTCCCTTAATCTATGTATCAATATATTATCTTCCTTTTCTGATAGGTCACATATGGGTTTCTTTGGGGCTACATCTCGCTTTTCGTCAACCATTGTATCTATGCCCTTAGAATGACCCATTAATTCTGTAAATATCTCTTCCAATTCAATCCACTTTTCCACTTTCATCTTCAGTAATATCCCTAACTTCGAATCCTTTTAATAAAGCCTTTTTACATACCCAATCGCAAAAGTCATTAACATCTTTTTCGGTCATATCTTCTGTCTTTTCTATCCTAACCTTGCGAAGTGAGTCTTCCGCTTCTTCTATTTTTAAAAACTTCAGACCAGACATCTCAACCACTCCACCCCTTTCTATTCCCACAACATATCTCAGCTATTTGATCTTGGTTATATCCAAGTTCCTTTAGGAATAAAGCCATGTTTTTATTTTCCCATGCTATCAATTTATAATCTTCATCTTTATATTTATCATCTATGGAGGTTACATTCAAAATAGTCTCAGGGTCTTCTGCTTTTAAAATACAAGTTGTACAAGTTCTTTCATCCATACTGCCTTGAAACTTGTTGAACTTATCCCCACATTCAATACACGTAATTTCAATCATAATACACCTTTGGGTCTAATTCTTCCCGAACAATGTCGCTAATGGTTACATCGTTCAAATCTCTACACCATTTACAAACAAAGGTCTTACCCTGCAATCCACAAGAATCTATAAATCGGTAATCCCTGTATTCAACCTTATGCTTTCGGCATATTTGACATTTCATTTTTTTCTCTGCCATTACTCCACCTCGCTTTCTTCAACACATTCAGCATTTATGTAATCATCCTCTTCCAATAGCAAAACACCACTCAAATCAACCCCAGCTTTAACAAGTAATGTTTGTTTCGCTTGTTCTTCTGTTTCTCCCACAATCTCGTATTTATACGAGCAAGGCACTATGAATGTGTATATTCTCATCCTTCTCCACCAGAAATATCTTCTATTCCTACATTTTCTTTGGTAAATGTGCGTTCCATTGTTTCTACTCTTTTATCTAAAGACATCAAACCACTTACTACATCATGTAAAATATCCATTACTTCTAAAGTGGTGTCAATAGCGTCCTTACTCATTTTTTCATTTCTCATCTCAACTTCGTTTCTCCATTCAGGTTCTTTGTTCCTATTCCTTCTATGGTTTTTCATATTATTTTTAAAAAGATGTGCGCCTCCAGACTAATCTAAAAGATGAGAGGCGCACGTTGTACTAACTAACTAAAAGGGCAAATCTTCTTCTTTTTGTTTGCCATCAGCCCACTCAAATATCATAGATACTTTAGCGGATGTTCTTTCATTCCCCTCACGATCTGTCCAGCCATCGTGGAATAGTCTTCCGATTATGGGCTTGCCCGCTACATCCGATTCATCCAACTCTGGTAAATAGTATCTACCTTCGCTTTCTTCTACCGTGACCCCAAGAGAATCAACCAAATCCATATAAGATTTATTTGAACCCATACTTTCACTCAATTGTGGGTATTGTGCCTTATTTGGTTTCTTAAAGCGAAAGAATCCTTTAGAGTATACTTCCCTCCCGACAAAAGCCGAACCACTTACAGTCTTCCCATCTTCTGTTTCAAATTCAGTATCACTATTATCTTCAGCGATAATGAATGATAAAGTGTAAATATCTGAAAGGTGTTTCCCCTTCACGACTATATTCTTTTTAATATTCAAAGATTTTACATGTGCCTTGTAATCTCCTTCTGGTATTAAGCCTTGAAAATCCTTCTTTGGGTCATACCAAGCATCAGTTGTCTTTGTATCATCAAGAATATCTATAACATCACTCATATTATTCTCCTTCTTTTATTTTTTCTATTTTTCTAAATACAGCATTCATATCGGTTCTTATTATTTCTCCATTGTTTACGCTGTTCATTATCTTGTTTTTCCATCCATCATCCAGACCATCCATTTTCTCCGCCAATTCAGCAACATCATCTTCACTTAAAGACAAGTCCTGTTTCCTATACACATCGTCAGCTATATTGCATAGCCTGTTGATAGCCCTTTTGAATCCATTTGTATTAGCACTCGCTAAGTTTTTGTCTATGTCAATTACATTCTCAGGTGTGTGCGGTAGGTTCCTTTTGAACTGTATCCTCGCAGCCCCCGGCGAAAAGAACCTTCGCACTACACCTTCATCCTCCACAACTAACTCACCAGACACGATAGCCCATTCTGAGCCTAAGAATTGTACAGGCTGTTCACCTGCGGGCTTCCAAGACCATACTGGGTAATTCTTGTTTAATTCATTTCGCATATACGCTTCATCTACATAATCAAATCCATCTGGTCTTGATTTGACTTGACCTTTAGGCGTAGTCCTTTGAGATATTTCCCTATGCTTATTAATCAAATCTATGTTTTCTACTTTTACTATTTTAGACATTTATTCTCCTACGTATGGACACATACTACGAACATCGCAGTATTGCTCACACTTTTTACCGCCCCAGTTTTCTTCTTCCGTGCAAGCCGAGGGCGTGGTTTTAATTTCAAGGTGGTGCAACAAAGCATCCCTTTTTTCTGTGAATTTTCTTTCTATATGATCGTTATGTATGTACGGTACTTCAACCAAGTAAATCTTTCTGTCGATTCCCCTATCTCGGGCCATCTGTATGCCACCATCCCGAACCGTAATCTGTATATACATATTGTCAACTTCTTTGCCAGCTTTTTCAAGCATGTATCTATAGCAATTCAATTGCCATCCCCAATCACCAAAATCTGCCTTTTCTTCATCTATATAAAATTGCTTAAGTTTACGCACCGTTCCTGCCAACCCCCATTTTGTCTTTCGCTTATAAACCGCTCCCGTAGGATCGTCTCCAAAGAAGTGTTGTATCCCCAAAACTTGCGCTACTTTATATGAACCAGAGTTCTTATAATCTATCAACGATTTAGACTCCTCATCGTACAAGTCGGCAATACCTGTGATACCAAGACTTTCCATAAATATTTCTGCATACTCTTCTTCCGCACTCTCTTCTAATTTCTTATGGTGCAGAGTCCCCGCTAATGCGAATGCATGCTCTTGTGGGTCTATAAAATAGTCTTTTGTTCTCTTCAAGTATGCTTCACAAGTCCCAGATAAACACTCTGTCACCGATGGCTTTCTATCGGGGTCTCTTTGCTTTGATAATTCTTTAAGCATGGGAATAGTTATCCCCATTCTCACCATATCTAATTTCCCATTTTCGAATACGTCTTCAAATAATATCTCTTCCCCATCTGGGTATTTAAATCCTATTGCACTCATATAAATTCCTTCTTTATTCTTTTAATTTTCTATTTAAAATTAATGAT